GAATTATTTACACTTGATATTGAATTTACACTTAAGTCTGAAATTAATCCATATGGGGTTTTGTTCGGTGATACAATTTTATGAATACCTTTAGTTCCTTCAATAAAAATATTTTTACTTGTATTTGCAAATTTAGGACTTTCTAATAAATCTAAAACAATATTGTCTACAGTGTCAGTATAACTTTTTGAAACTCTTGTTCTTTTACTTGATAACATTTCAGGTGAACAAAAATGTAGTATAACAGCTTCTGATTTTTGATTTGGAATACGACTACCTACTTTATATACTGACATTAGGTGTTTAGTATAGTCTATTTCTTCTTTTTCTAAAGTTGGTGTTCTTATTTTAAATGATAAGTATTCTTGACCTATTATAGGTAAATTCATTACAAGATTATCTGTATCTAAAATTAATATATCGCCGGTTATTGTATTATTAAATATACTTTCATATAAATTTATAGTTAATGTTTTAGGTTCTAAAGGAAATATATTACCTGATGATGAATGAATACTAAGTTCTAATATTTCATATTCTCCAGCATAACTAATCCCAGACATTATATTACTGACTCTTTCATAATTGATTTAAATTCTTCTACAAAATCTGAAACATAAGATGGGTCTAACAATCTTATTTTTCTTTTTGCATCTTGCACTTCTTGTTCATATTCATAATTTGTAATTGCAGTTGCAGATGGGTAATCTGTATTATCTGTTCCAACACTAATTTTAATAGATGTATCACCAGATTCTTGTGATATTTCATAATGATGTATTGCATCTACATTGGTATATTTGTCTTTTATAAATTGTAAAAATTGTGCCTCTGTCATTGGCCAATCATGAAATCTATCTGTAATATCATTTACTAATAGTATTACCCAATGTAATTCAGCATCATCATATAATTTAAATGCAATAGACTCTGGTGTTTCACCATTTCTCACATCATAAGTATCATACAACATAGTATTAGCTTTTACTTTTGCTCTTACACCGACACGCCTAAGTAAGTTAGTTACTACTTTGAGTTCACCTGTACCTGTAGCATCATATGGTATTAGTGGAAAATTATTAAAATACATATTAAAAACCTTCCTCTGCTCTTTGTCTTGTAATAATTTCTATTTCTTTAAATGTTAGTGATATTGTAGTTTCAGTAGGTTCTCCACCATCATGTGTTCTAAATTTACCACCACCATATGATACTTGCATATCTGATAGAAAACATGTAGATACTTTATTTAAAAAAGAATTTTCTTTGTCGCCAAACATATACTTTATATCAAATGTATCTGGTATACTCATTCTTTTACCACTAGCTGCAGCACCCAACATTCTTGGTAACATGTGATTTTTAAACTTTGCAATAATTGCTACAATTTCCGTAGCTTCTTTTGCACTTCTTGGCATCATTTTAAATTCATATACAAATTCTCTTTTACCAATACCTTTAAATGCTAGTTCCATTCTATCAGATAAAATTTGACCTGCTTGCATTTCTGCTACCTCTTTAGCTCCAGCTAAAACTGGTACAGCTGCGAGTCCTTTTAAGAGTAAATTAATACTTAATACTTGTGCTAATTCTCCTGAATTATCTTGTAGGTTATCAACTGCATCAGATACAGATTCAGAGGTAAGGTTTTGGTTATTGATACTATCGGTATAGGTAGCAGATGCTAATTTAGCACCAGCTCCTATTGTTTTATCAGTATATTCTGCTTTATAACCTGTTTTAATTCCTGACGGCATAAACATAGTAATAACTGTATCTAATTTTGTTGTTGCTGGTCTTTTAATATAAACACTTGAGTTTGGATTATCGTATGCATTCTCATCATTATAATCAAAATCTGCTCTAGCTGAAGATAATGAAGCACCTAATTTTGACATTGCACTAAAGTCTAAATCTGCATGACTAGGGTTACTCTTACTAGAGTAGCTCCCAGCACCTCTATTAAAATCTGGATTGGCAGCTGCTGTTACTGCATCACCTAAGAAATCATTTTCAACAGTTGGAGCAGCTGCAACAGTTGGTGTTGTTGTAGTTGTGCCTGTTGGAGTACTGATTCCTTGTTTCTGATTCCTAAGATTTGAAAGATAATTTGAATGGTTCTTACCATTCTTTTTGACATCATCATTCTTAACATTATTTATTGCTGCAGCAACGCTTGTTTTTTCTCTATCTTTATCAAAACCGAGTTTATTAGGTTCTTGTACATTAATCTCAAACAGAATATAATGTCCATGATTACCTTTGTTAAGGTCTGCATTTGCAACATCTAATGGAAATGACAACATCTTTGTTGCACCACCAACTGCTGCTCCTTTAGTACGAGTAAGTGGTGCAGTTTCAGATGAATCACCACCTAGTCCAGCGCCACGAAGAACATTACCAACATTACCAGCAACCCTTCTTAGATTTTTCCCTACTAATCCTACTGCAGCTGATTTTACTATACCTGTTACATCAATTCCCATGTATAAATAGTCCTATATAATTTAAAGTATTTATAACGACTATGACATATAAAGGAAAGTTTAAACCGAAAAATCCTATCAAGTATCAAGGTGATATCAAAGAGATAGTGTATCGTTCATCATGGGAATTGAAGATGATGAAGTACTGTGATACTACTAAATCCATTATACAATGGGGTAGTGAAGAATTAGTGATACCCTACGTATCGCCGTGGGATGGTCGTTATCATAGATATTTCCCTGATTTCTATATCAAAGTTCGTACTAAAGACAATACTATCAAGAAGTATATCATTGAAGTTAAACCTAAACATCAATGTACACCCCCAGAAAGGAATCCTAAGAGAAGAACTGGTGTTTGGTATAACAAAGTCAAGACATGGGGTATAAACAAGGCTAAATGGAAGTCTGCGACTGAGTTCTGTCTAGACCACAACATGGAATTTAAGATACTAACTGAAGACCATCTAAATCCTAGTTAATTACTTCTTACTCGTTCCTGTGTATAGTCCAAACCAAGCTGCACCAGCACCAACCACGATACTGACTAAACCAGATTGTTCCATTGTTGGGGCTAATAAGTTCATGTACCATATAACTACTTTGTAGAGTAATATGATGTACACTGTTAAGAATGTTCTAGGAAATATTCTCCATGCATCCACAGCTCTTGCCATGTCTATCCATGATTGATATTCATTTTTACTAGAATCAACAACATTAGTGTCTACTTCTAATTCTATGTTTACTTTTTTAGTTTCTGTTTCAGACATTTTATCCCAGTGTTCCATTAAAACTAAAATTACTATTATCTACACTTCTATTAGTAAGTGTTGTATCACTTCTTGATGAGTTGTTGTTTGCATTAACAGTAGTAAAATTATTAATATTTGTTCTATTATTTATGTTAGGTTGCATTCTCCTTAAATAATTTTTCTCTTTTTCTTTATCTGATGAGGATATGATACTTCCAGTATCAACAACAGGTTTAGCTGAAAATAATCCTGAAAATAAATCTGATAAATCTACACCAGTAAATAAATCAAAAAACTCATCAAACACCTTCGATACCCATAGACCAAAATCAAATGCTCTTATCTTAGCAAAAAAATCTTCTGCTAAACCAAAGGTAAGAAAGTCAAGAACTGTTGCAGTTGCATCTATCAAACCTTGAACGATAGCAGAAAGAAGTGCTCCAACAAAACCTGCAATACCCTTTTCACTTCTTTGGAATTCTCGGTCAAATCCTGTGATAAATCCTCTTAAGAACCCAAAAATGGCAATTGGTATTAAAAGAATAAGACCAGCTAATTTAGATAATCCAAGGCCTAAAAACCTGAGAGCCGAACCTAATCCGCCTGTAGCAAATGCTAACCTTGTGAATACCATAAGTTTAGAAAAATATGTTGCTATAACTTTACCTAACTGAGCAAAAAAACCTATTCCACCTACTCCACCTAAAAGAACTCTTGCAAGTAATATACTAAGTGTTTTCCTAAATAATACTAGTGCGATACCACCCATTAGAATGAAATTATCACCTATATATTGCATAAAACCTATCTCACCACGAAATAATTGACCAGTAGTTCTAAAGAATCTTTCAATAGTTTCAGCAAGGGGTCTAAAATAACTAATCGCAAGTAGAATTGCAACTAATATCAAATCTGTTTTAATTAATTTTCCAAGAAAACTTTTTTTGAAACCATCAAACTTATCACCTAGTCCTTTAAAATAACCAGCTGTCTTTTTTTCGCCTTCAGTTTGTTTCATGTATTCTTCTTTTGATTTTTCTTTACGTTGAGCTTGTGTTAAATCATTCTTTTTATCATTCTTTTTATCCCTTTTATCATTTGTTATTGACTCAGTTACTTCATTAGACATATCATCTACACCACCTGATATTGTTGTAAAAATAGGTTTCAAATCATTTGTTGATTTCACCAAGTTTTTCAGAGATTCTTCCATGAGTATTCCACCACCATAATATTTTGCATCTTGTAATAATATAGCTCTTAGATAATCATCAATTTCAAAAAGACCTTGTCTAGTATCGAGGGTTTCTCTTGCATAATAAAGTCTAGTATCGTTTAAGACTTCAGGTAGAGCAGAAGCAATTATTGAATTAGCGGTAGATTCATTTTTTACTAAATCACCAGTCCTTTCCGAAGCGGCTTTAATATCCTTCAGGTATTTAATCATTGGCAATTCTTTATTGTCCATTGATGTTGGTGTTTCGTTAGCCATGTTTACTATTCTCTTTTTCTATTCTTTTGTTTTCTTCTTCAATGTGTTGAATTAACAATCCTATGTATATTTCTCTTTCCCATGGCATCATATTATCCAACTCTGTTAAAGAGTATTTATGGTGTTGCATAAGTGCAAAATTACTTTTATAGTAATTATTTAGGCTTTCATGGGAAAGCCCTATACTAAAAAACTCTGCAATCCCTCTAAAAGAACTTCACCTTCAACTTTAGTGTTAGGATTAGTTACTTTAATAACATGTCTTAATTTAGGCATACTATCAAAAAACTTTGAAATACTTGTAAATTGAGAAGTAGATAAGGAATCCATAAATTCATTAGTATCTTTTTCAGACAAATCTACTTTGTTATACACAGTTTCACCATAATGTATTTCTTTAATACATTGATTTATCATTTTAAACATCAAATCAGTTTGAGATATATCTTTTGAATGTGATGTAAAATCAGTTAATAAAGGATAATTAAAAATAATTTTAACCTCATCTGTTATTTCCACAGTGTCACTGTGGTCATCTGTCATATGACATTCAACTTCACTAATATCTATTTCAACTTCGGTTTTTGTTTCTTTATCATCTGGACAAGTAACAACAACTTTTACTTTTTCACCTACCGACTTACTTCTAAGTTTTAGAAATATATATTCAGCATCAAATAAAGGACAAGTTTTTGAATCTACTTTATTAAAAGTACAATCAGTAATTAATTGTGACATAACATCAACTATTTCATTATCTTTTTGTGATTCTTGTGCCATCATCATTGTTTTTTGTTCTTTCATTAAGAAAGGTCTGTACTTAATTTCTTTACCTGTTGATGGTAAGGTTAAAGTGTAAGTTTTTGTTTCGAGTTTTGGTAATCCCATAATTTTTCACCTGTTTGTTAATATTGTTAAAATAATTTTTTTAATACTTTTGGTATTTTACTCAAAAGTTTTTTTTCTACTTGATTAGCGAGAACTCCTTGTATTCTGTCTAATGTTCCTAAAGGTCCAGAAGCTTTTTTCATTCCTTCACTGATATTTATCCAATTTCTATAAGAAAAACTTACTGTTACTGTTTGTGCTGCAGTAGCTTGGTCAGATGTTACATCCTGTGCAGTAATAGATTTTGGAAAACATTCTTCTAACTCAACACCATATTTTCTATTGTTGTTTTGGTCTAAATTATATATTGTTATAGAACCAACATAAGAATCATACCACCCAATACTTTTATTCGCTGGTGCATATGCAAGATTTTGCCATTGTTCAAACATTATTTTTTCTCTCATGTCATTATGACAATAAAAAGTACCACTAATCTCAGACATTGTTATATCATTTACTATTTCTCTAGCAGGGCCTTGTAACATATCATATGGGGTTGAATCTAAATTTCTGCCAGGAAATTGAAATGAATTACATTGCATAGAGATATCTCTACTACCACCATTATTTGAATCTTCAAATAATAGTTTGAAAAATGGATTAGTACTACCACCACCGCTATTAGAACCCCTATCACCTATTGGGGGTGAAAATATAACTTCGTATCTTGAAGGTAATCCAATACCATCATCATCTCTTAATGGTGCTAACAGGTCTGTTAAAACAATAGAGCCAACTTTTTCTATAAAACTACTTCCCATTATATCATTCCTCTTGATTTTGCAAATACATGACCATCAGATTGTTTCTTAAATTTCTGTACAGGTAGTAAAGTTGCAATCATAAATTCATCTGCTGTTACTTTTCTAAAATTTGTCTTAACATGTCCTGATAAATATCTTTTTAAACAAGGTTTAATTAAGTCTATCTTTTTTAATCTACTATAATCTACATTTAAATTAGTAGATTTATCAAACTTATCATTATTACTATAATCTACCAGTCTGTCTAATAACCTAATTCTTATTGGCATAGATAAATAGTGTAAATTAATTCCTAAAAACCCATTACTATATTTTTCAATAGGTAATACCAAAGGAAAAGTATCATAATAAGGTAACTCTTTCTTTCCTTTAGGGTCATATACAAACATATTTAGTAGACCAAAAGTAGGTGTTATTGTTCTTTTACCATCACGAATCAAATTAGCAGATGTTGGTGTACCAAATTCCTTGATTTTATCACGAAACCATTGGGTTGATTTAGGTCTACCCTTTGCAGCTTTTAAGACACTTTCAATATATTTACTTCTTGCCATGTTTTATTTATAAGGATTGTATAGAAATGTTTGAGAAAAGTGCCCCTATAAAATAGAGGCACTCGATTATTACTCAGCTAGTTTTTCAAAAT